GGTTTGCAGCTATAGCTGATATGAATGTTGGCGATAGTAATGCAGCTATGCCAGTAGGTACAACTGTAGCTCTCCTAGAAAGAGGAACCAAAGTAATGAGTGCAATACACAAAAGATTGCATTATGCACAAAAACAAGAGTTTCAGTTGTTGTCAAAAGTCTTTGCAGAGTATCTACCACCTTCATACCCGTTTGCTATGGGCACTGGGCCAAGTGAAATAAAACAACAAGACTTTGATGGTCGTATTGATGTAATACCAGTATCTGACCCTAATATATTCTCACAAAGTCAAAGAATTACATTAGCACAAGAACTGCTACAAATGGTTCAATCAAACCCAGAAATACATGGCCAACAAGGTATGTATGAAGCGTATAAAAGAATGTATGCAGCTTTAGGTGTAGATAACGTAGAGTCGCTTATACCTCCACCACCAGACAACACACCACAGCCAGTTGATGCTGGTTTAGAGAATAGTAGTCTTATGTTGGGTATACCAGCACAAGCATTTGAAGGGCAAAATCACGAAGCGCATTTGGAAACACACAAAAGCTTGTTTTTAACACAAGTTGTTAAAGAAAACCCTCAAATACAGTCTCTTATAATTAGTCATTGCATGCAGCATTTACAATTTTTGTCAGCACAAATAGCGAGTCAACAGATTCCAGAAGAAGTGCAAATGCAATTACAAGAGGTACAAGGTCAAATGCAACAAATGTCACCACAAGAAGCACAGCAAGTGCAGCAACAAATACAGATGACATTGGACCAATTCAGTGCGCCAATCATGGCACAGCTTACATCTGAATTCTTACAGTCTATAGGTCAGGGCCAGAGTGGTGACCCATTAGTAGAAATAAGAAAAACTGAGCTAGATTTAAAAGACAAAGAGCTAGACATAGAATCACAACAGTTTATACAAAAGCAGAACCAAAGGGCACAAGAGAAGATGCAAGAAAATATGTTGCAAGAACAACGCATAAATGTGCAAAAAGATATAGCTGATGATAAACTAAATGTAGCAATAGACAGACTAAAACAAAATGCTGATCTAAAGCTTATGGAATTAGGTACAAAAACGAGGAATTAATTATGGCAACATCATTCAAAGTTAAGGCAGTACAAGAGTTACGAGCTGCAAAAAAAATAGAGAGAGAACTAGAGGCAAAAGCTGCTGCTGAACACGAAGAACAAAAAGCGGCCAAACAAGCGGCTAATGAAAAAAGAATAGCTGATAAAATGGCTAGAAAAGATGAAACTGAACCAACACCAGAACCTGTGGTTAAAGAAAAGAAAACAGCCAAACCAGCTGCAAAAAAAAGAGGTAGACCAGCGAAAGCTAAGAAATAATGGATGAGATACAGCTGCTTGATAAAATCAAAAAAATTATCGCAGATAGAGAATCTCAGGTGCGAGAAACTTTAATGTCAGGTGGTTTAAAAGATATGGAACACTATAGATACTTGCAAGGTGAACTATCTGCTCTATACTATATGCAAGGAGAACTTAAAGGATTTTTTAAAGAGGAATAAATGGCAGAACTTAAATCAACAAACGACATAGTTGCGGATGCTTATATACAAGAAGAGGCAAGAGTTCTTGACCCTACTTTACTAGACAAATCATTAGTGGACCGCATGCCACAACCAACGGGTTGGCGCATGTTGGTTTTACCATACGCTGGTAAAGCTACAACAAAAGGCGGCATACATTTAGCACAAAGCACTGTAGACAGAGAAGCATTAGCAACGGTTGTTGCGTATGTGGTCAAACAAGGTCCTGAGTGCTACAAAGACGAAAAAAGGTTTGGCGGCAAACCTTGGTGCGAAGAAAAACAATGGGTTTTAATAGGGCGTTACTCTGGCTCTAGGTTTAAATTGGAGGAAGGTGCAGAGGTTCGCATCATCAATGACGATGAAGTGATAGCCACCATTCTCGACCCTGATGACATAGTGAGTTTATGATGAATGAACAAGAAAATGCACAACAAATTCAGCCAGAAGCTGATGATGTTGAAGTAGAGGTAGTAGAACAGGAGGCTGTAGTAGAGGCTAGTCCAGATGATGAACTAGAAAACTATACTAAATCGGTTTCTAAAAGAATAAATAAGTTAAATGAGCGTAACCGTGCAGCCGAAGAAAGAGCAGCACAGTTAGAGCAGATGTTGGCGCAAAAAGAGCAAGAAACTGCTTATTACAATCAAGAGCGCGCACAAACTAGAGCTCAATTAATACAAAAAGAAGAAGAAACAATACAAGCTAAAGAGATGCAAGCCGATGATCTCTACAAAAAAGCTGTTGCTTCTGGAGATGCTGAGTTAATGTCTAAGGCCGATACCTTAAAAAGCGACATAAGCATACAAAAAGAAAAGGTTAGAATGGCCAGAGCTCAAACAGAGCAAGCACAACAAGTGCAACAGCCAGTACAACAACCACAGTATCAAGCTCCACAACCTACACCACAACCAAGTGAGAAGGCATTGCAGTGGCATGGTCAAAATTCATGGTATGGTGATGCTGGTTCAGATGAAACCGTGCAAGCATCGCAATATGCTGACTATACACATATAGTTTTAATGCAAGAAGGTTATGAACCTGAGTCAGATGATTACTACAGTGAATTAACAGACCGAGTTAAAAAAGTTTTCCCTACATTAGAAGGGCAAAAAGATGACGTACAAACAGAAGACAGACCCGCTGTGCAAAGAGTCGCTTCTACTTCCGTAGGAAGTCGTCAAAAAACACAAGGCAAGAAGAACGGTGTAACTTTCTCTAAATCAGAAGTTGAACGTCTTAGAGGATTAAAACCACACAATATGTCGGAAGACGCGTGGTTGAAATCTGTTGCTAAAGAGAAACAAAAAATTTCACAAAGAGAGGCTAAATAAGATGACTAACGAAATAGATCAAGAAACAACAACCAGAAAATCCCGTGAATCCGAGTCACACGCTAAAGAAACTCGTAGACAACCATGGCGACCAGTAAGAAAACTAGAAACACCTGATGCACCAGAAGGGTACGAATATCGATGGATAAGAGAATCCATGATGGGGCAAGAGGATAGAGCTAACGTAAGTAGAAGAATTAGGGAGGGTTGGGAACTTGTAAAAGGAACTGATCTACCTCAAGAATTTGACTTACCTACTCACGATTCTGGTAGACACGCTGGCGTAGTTTATAACGAAGGACTACTCTTGGCGAAGATACCACTTGAAACCATTGCTGAACGTAATGCTTATTACTCAGGCAAAAACCAACAAGCGAAAGAAGCGTTAGACAATACTATGTTTAATGAATCTTCTAAAGATGGAAGGTATGTCAAGTATGACTCGCAAAGAAAGTCTAATGTTACTTTTGGGAAAAAGTAACTAATATTAATAGGTAAAAAATTATGGCTAATAAAGATGCCCCATTTGGATTAAAACCTGTTCGTATGATGGGCGGAGCACCCTATTCTGGAGGTCAATCCAGATACAGGATAGCTAGTGGAGCCACAACACCAATTTTTAATGGCGATTTAGTTACGCAATTAACAGCTGGAGTTTTGGGCAGACACGCTGCTACTGGTACTGTTCCGATTGTCGGAGTGTTTAATGGAGTCAGTTATACTGACCCAACTACTGGCGAACAAGTGTTTAAAAATTACTATCCCGGAAGCATAGCTGCTTCTGACATAGTAGCTAACGTGATTGACGATTCCAATGTCGTTTTTGAAGTACAAGCAGACGCAGCATTGCCTGTTGCTGACTTGTTCGGAAACTTTGACATTGTTGACGGCTCTCCCGTTGGCGATACAGCCTCTGGACGATCTAATGCCGAGCTAGATGTAACTACTGGTGCTACCACTGCTACTCTACCTCTTAAAGCAATAGACATCTCTGAGGACCCTGATAACGATGACGTAGCGTCAGCTAACACCAATGTACTATGTGTGATTCAAAACCACATCATGGGACAGAAAGGTGCTGGTCTAGCATAAGGTAGGTAAAAAATGGCAATATCAAGAGCTCAACTCGCTAAAGAGTTAGAACCCGGATTAAACAGCCTCTTTGGCTTATCTTACGATGAGTACGACAGAGAGTACGAAGACATCTTCTCTATAGAAGACTCAAACCGTGCTTTTGAAGAAGAAGTGTTAATCACTGGTTTCGGTTCGGCACCAACTAAAAGTGAAGGTCAAGGCGTTAGCTTCGACAACGCATCTGAAAGTTACAGTGCACGTTACACCCACGATACAGTGGCGTTAGCGTTTGCTTTAACAGAAGAAGCGATTGAAGATAACCTCTATGATTCTTTAGGTAAAAGGTATACAAAAGCACTAGCGAAATCTATGGCTAATACCAAAGAAGTTAAAGGTGCTGATGTGTTAAACAACGCTTTCTCATCCAGTTTTACTGGTGGAGATGGTAAATCTCTAATAGCAACAGATCACCCACTGTCAGGTGGTGGTTCA